TCCTTGCTTCGTGGCTATGGCTGTTAATTGACTAAGGTAATAGCCAGGGGTATTTGGCTGAGACGCTTTGTCAATAAAGTAGCCAAGATTATCATTTACCTGATAATAAGGTGCTTGCTGACCTCGTTCCGGATCGTTATACGGCAGCAATTGCCTTTTACTTACAGATATGGTATCCAGAATGTCTCCCAGACCGTAAGTATATTCCGAAGAAAAATTGCGAATTGGCGCACTTTTAGTGTGAACACGAGCGCGAGAAGTCATGCTTGAAGAAAGCATGCTAGCACTTGAACGGGGTGCGGTTGTATCCAAAAACCTATTCATGTCCGCAACACCACTTCGTGCTAGCCCTTTGCTGACAGCAGTGGTGTCTTGGCCCTGGAACGTAACCATGGGGAACATAGTTAAGTCTTTAAATACCTGATATTTATCAGAATTAGCATCGTAAGCAAGCGTTTGCTTAAGATCGAGTAACTTTGACATTTTAACCCTAAAAGTTAATTTAAGTTCTTGTTGCGGCATTAGGACGACAGGTTGTACATGTAATACGTCCCAATTCCTTCTGAACCTAGCACTGAAACCTTGTGGAGTGGCTTCAGGTACGACCTCTGTCGATGCCGTTAAAACGGAATTCTTATTAGCTTTGATGCCAATATTTTCAAGGGTTCCGTTAGTATTCGTGAACATGACACTCTGTGCCGCTGTAACCACGGGCTCATAGTAATAATCGCAGAACATTAACTCATTGTCATTCTCCGAATTACCCGTTCCGGGGTTGAACCAATCGTACATCGGGCTATGGGCTGATGTCATATCCCTCTGTGGTGTACAAATATATAGCGCCAACTCAATTGGCATTGCAACGTTATTGTTAAAATATTTGTACTCACATTCTATGTAATCGAGCGGGAAGTCGATGCGCTGGTCGCCACCAGTCGCATTTGCGACTGCCTCCCAAAAGGTATCTAAGTTAGTACTATCACTTACGGAGCTTTGCCAAATCGATTCTAAAAGTTTTTCAATCTGAAAACGATTGAAACATGACGTTTTAGAAGTCAACTGATCGGTCGCGGACGAATAGTAGTCGTGGAGCCAATAAGGCCATACGACATTTTTTCGCCCAAAGCCCGCCATTGTTGACGGACGAAATTTGGCAGCGCGATTTCCATCTGCTCCACCAACTAGTAAAGTTGGGGTTGGAAGTTCGTATGTCGAACCTTTATACATTTTCTTGTACTCGTTTAACCGTCTCGGAGATCCGGTTTGACCTACTTGGTAGGTCAATTCGATAGGTGGTGGCGGAGAATTCAGATCATATTCCATGTGGGAAATAATTGAATTCTTCTGCGGCCCCTTAAAATAAATGGGCGCCACTACCACGCTCGTGTCGTCGTGGCCGACCGATGAAGGTCTAGCTGGGGTTTTACCACCAGTGGACCTTCCCGACCTCGCTGAACGCGGAACTTCTGTTGGATTAGTCTTGCGCTCAGTCGCTGAAGCTCTTTTCCTTGGCTGCTCAACTTTTATTTTTGCAGGTATAGGGTCTTCCATAAGCTTCTTCGCAGCTTGAGGCATACTAGGCATTTTCAAGGGTGATAATGCCGGTCTCGGATTTCTGAACCCTCTTAAATTCTTACGAGGGGTTCCAACCCTCAATCCTAAAAAAAACATCATATTTAATTTGCTTTTTAAAATATAAAAAAAACGGGGGGCTTTTATGGGCGCTGACCGCTGTCACTCAGTAAAAGCCTAAAACTCTACCCCTGACGTGAGCAGGGGTATTTTCTCTTTATTTTTTTTATTCTGATTTTGAAACCGTAGGACGCCAAATTTGTCCACGGTTTCCAACTCCATTGATGGGGAAATGTGGTATAAATCCCACATATCAAATGACAATAAATCGAGTTGTGGAAACTCGTTCGTAAAGCAGACGATGTGCGGACGAGACATGAACAGCTGTTTTAATTTCCCATGGAAACATGAGATAACGAAGCCTCGTTTTACCTCTTCGATCGTGTCAAATATTTCCTGGAAGGACTTATTATTCCTGGGAAGGTCCAAAATATAAATCTTTTTCGGACCATTATCTACGATCGCCGATTTCATCTGTGCGCTGCTTAGTCCCAGCGGGATTACACAAGCATCGTAATGGTAAGCTAACGTTTTAGCTAAAAGTGATTTACCTTTATTCCCTGACTCATCACATACTAGTGGTATTTTCCGATCGTGTGGGTCTCCCATCACCATCGAGAAAAGACTCTGCTGCCAGGGAAGAAACTTTTTTATTAAGTCCTGGCCGATGTAAACATCGGATGGAAAAAGTATTGGCATTGTTCCTGGCACGCGGGTTTGATCCTTCATGCAGTAAAAATCGGACTTTTTCGTATCGTGTGTTGGCCTGATAGTTAAACACCCGTTTGCGTAGAACTCCCTCAGTATCGATTTGAGTTTCTTACGCAATTCTGTCTGCGTTTCCGCGCTCTCCAGTCGAAGGTTGCATTGGAAATGCAGGCGTCCGGATTCTTCACCTTTCTCTAATTGAAAAATGTATCCTGACGGAGCCAGATTGTCCAAAGCTTGTTTGAACTTATCTGCTGACGGAAGCTTGTTGTTAACAGTTTCCGAATATGTTAACGACCATACACAAAGTGCTTTTGCTGTGCTCATAACATTAAGTAAATTTATCAGGGAGGGATTTTCCCTCCCCTTAATATAAATTATAACCTATATCGTGTAAACTTTATAGGTAATTTAGAAGAAATTTAAAAAAAAATTTAAATTAACCTGTTGATCCAGCAATATCGGACGACGTTTTCTCTACAGTTGTGCGAGAAATAGTCTTCGATTGAAGTTGCCCCCAATTTGAGTCAGTGTCAATAGACGTCAAGTAGGCAGATGCTGGCTCGCCAGTAGAAGGAAGGGTTACACCCGTTCCTTGCTTCGTGGCTATGGCTGTTAATTGACTAAGGTAATAGCCAGGGGTATTTGGCTGAGACGCTTTGTCAATAAAGTAGCCAAGATTATCATTTACCTGATAAT